GTGCCTCTTCCAGCCAGCAGGAAAACATCTGCGTGGCCAGCCGGGCCGCAATAAATTTTCGCCGCCCCATAAAATAGCGCCACGACTCATTGGCGGAGGCGCGGGCACTTGAATAACTGACCTTCGAGTAATCACGGGACAACTGTTCGTAGGAAACGCCAAGACCGGCGGCGATATACCGCAGCAGCGCCTGTTCAAGCGCAGAAAATCCATTGTCTGAATCCTGCGCAGTCTGTAGTTTCAGATCATCACCAGGGAAAAGGTGCGGAATTTTGACACCGCCCAGTGTCACGTTATTCGTGTCATACCAGCTGGAAAACTTCTCCAGAATATTAATAAGCGGATTATCCTTCTGCTCCTGTGGCGCGCCGGCGATATATTCAAAGGCCTTTTCGGTATCAAGTTCACTTTCAATCGTCGCTGCATACATCGCCTTCACTATGGCCGACTGAAGCTGTGTTGCCTGCAGGGAATCGAGCATCTTCAGCCGTTCCATGACGCTGTAAAACTGATTAGCCCCACGGGTCTGCCCGTCCTCCACCGGCTCGAAAATATGCAGCATGGCCGGACGCCCGGTGGGAAGTTCACGCGGGATCCGTTCCCATCGTCCACTACCAGAGAACGGAAAATCATCCTCACAGATATGGTACGCGACGGCACGGCCATATCGATCGACCTCCACACCGGCCCGCAGAAAACGGTTCCCCATACCGTGTCCAGGCGTGTCCACCCGTTTCGGACTCACGGCTTTAAAACGCGTACGGAATAACTGCGTGGTTTCCGTATCCCAGACCGGCTGCACAAAGATTTCGCCGTTAAACGCATGAACGCCCACACCTTCACGGATAAATTCCGTGAACGTGCGTTTTCCTTCCACGTCGATCTCGCCAAACATCCCTTCGGCGTATTCCGACCAGGCCGCCTCCACCTCATCGACAAAGCTTTTTGCTGCGGTCTCCCGCATCCCCAGCCAGCGCCAGTTCGGACGGTAGCTGATCAGAAACATATGCCCGACAATGTGATCCTTATGCAGAGCCACCGCATTAGCCGCTATTCCGTTATTGCGCACCAGATCATCTGCCCGGGCATTCCCCAGACGCAACGCGGGCAGCAGGGCCGCATCGGCACTCTGCGCCGGTGGCAACCACTCAGCCATTTGCCCGCCAAATCCTGCACCGCCCCCGTTGTAGCTGAGACTCTCACGAAGCGGAACGCCGTTCACATCAATCAGGACAGGCGTTCGTTTCATAACCTCACTCCCAGCGGACGACGGCGACACCGGGTTGTCCCCAGTACCGACTCCGCATCATTGATCGCCCGGTTAAGCTCATCCAGAGAAGCCGCCGTATATTCAATTCTGCGACCATCTTTCTGGACAGACACCACCCGTTTACCGGTTAATAAATCAAGGCGCGCCTGACGCAGCGCCTGCAGTTCAGCGACTGTAACCATTCACTCCTCCGGACAGCTTCGCTGCCAGTTCTTTAAGGGTTGGCCGGGTCGTCTCTTCTTCCCGGGATTTTGCCAGTACAGCCAGATCAAGCTGCCAGCGTTGCACGGACACACGTAATGCCGCGTAGGCATACACCAGGCAGTCCAGCGCTTCGTTACGCCGCTTTTTGTTATCCCACAGCAGACGCATCTTTCCTTTTTCCCACTTCTCCACAAGCTCTTCCGCGACCAGTTGCTGCGCCTCTGTCTGCGAAAAAATCTCCGGATCATCAGGAAAACGGATAGCATACGACGTGGCTTCATCCACAGGCGTGGGATCGGCTTTCATACGGGCATAGAGAATTTCTTTTGCGGTGTCCGTCCCCACTTCACACAGATACACGCCCCGCTGATTGCGGGTTTTTGGCATGGTGATCACCGGCTTGCCATAGACAGATGCGCCTTTTACCGGCAGCACCCGGAAAACACCGTGTTTTTTTGACCTCTGATAAACGATTTCGCCATCGATCCCCCCGGTGTCCCAGCAGACACGGGAAATGGTCATTTCGGTTCCGTCTGCATGGCGGTATTTTTTGTTGATCGCCGCATCCACACGTAACAGCGTCTCTTCCTCATCGGGACGCCCCATAATGATGATTTTATCCACCAGAAAGGCTTCCTCTCCCGGAGCCCATCCCCAGACATACATCTCAAAACGGTTTCGCTGCGAGTCAATGCCCGCCGTCAGATAAACCACCCGGGCAGGCACCGCCGCCGTGTAACGCACAACCTTATCCATCAGCACCTGGTGATCGAGTTTTTCGCCCACAGCCTCTTCCCAGGTCTCGCCCAGCGTGGTGTTCACAAAGGTTTTCAGGCCGTTGGGATCTTTCAGTGCATCCAGCCAGTCATAGACAATCTGTACCCAGGTGGTGAACGGACTGTACGCCGTCCAGATATGGAAAGTGATGGAGCGCGGCGGCGGAATTTCATCACCCCGGGCGCTGAAAAACATCAGGCCGTCACGGGTCCACATGCCCGTGTTTTCACAGAACCACCGCCCGTTACTCTGGTCAAGCTCAGACTGATGGATCACACAGCCATGATGCTCACAAAGGTAGAAAACACTTTCTGGCTTATTCTTCTCCCACTTAAGACCGAAAGGCGAGGCATCATCGCCAAATTTCAGATACTGCTCCTCCCCACAGTGCGGACAGGGCACATAAAAACGCATGAAGTGTGCCGACTCGTTAGCGGCTTTTTCGATCTGGCAGGAGCCTTTGATTTTAGGCGTCGAGCCGCGAATGGATTTTGGCCATACAGAGCCCTCAATACGTTTATCCCCCAGCAGGGTTGGCGAACCCTCTTTTTCAACATCCGGTTCGAACGAGGAAAGCTCGTCATAACAGACCACATCCACGGATTTTTCACGGTAGTTTTTTGCTGCCGCACCACCCAGACACCAGAACCCCACACCGGAGGAAAAACGCTTCAGGGTGAGCGTATTATCGCGGTGTTTTCTTCCGAACCATGGAGCCAGCTCCAGCAATGCAGGAACATCCCTTATCGTTGGCTCAACATGAGATTTCATAAAATCTTCAGCAGCTGAGTCCGTGGGCTGAAAAAGAAGGCTGTTGCGTGATTTATGCTCAATAAAATAAGCCTCCACTCCCAGCAACATCTTTGTATAACCAACACGGGCAGATTTAATCAGGTTAACAGTGCGAATCAAATCGTTGCCCATACAGTTCATGATGCCAACCTGAAACGGCAGTGTTTCCCACCGCCCCGGGGTATAAGACGACTCTTTAGGAAGGTAATAATGTTTATTGGCCCACTGAACTGTCGTCAGTGGAACAGGAATAATGAGAGATAAAAGCCCTGTAGCTATCGCACCGGCTGCATTAGCTGCCTTCTGTGCGTCTGAAATCATCGATCCACCCGCCCACGTTTTCACCGGCCTTAGCTGCAACATTGGAGGCTTTCGCGATTTCAGTTTTCACCACATCAAGGTGTGATGGTGAAATGTCCGGATATTTACGCTGTAATGTCAACGGCACACGCACAAGTATCCCCGAAATCTCCTGTGCCACACGTTGCAGAATGAAGGTAAACAGTTCAGTTTCCAGCACTACTCCGTCTTCACGGGCATTTTTCAGTTCCTGCGCATCTGCCTGCGCTTTTGTGAGCCGGTAGCGTTCATAGTCAATGGTGCCGGGTTGTAAATCTGACTCCGCTGCCGCACGCAAATCGTCCAGTTCTTTGCGGAGCTTTTCGTTTTCGATATCAGTTTCCCTCTGCGCATACCACTGAATTGCCATGGCAGTATCAAATACAGATTCAATGCCCTTACTACCTTTGGAGGCGCAAGGGAGTCCCTGAGACTGCCAGCGTTCAATCGTCCGCGGGTCCACGTTGAAAATTTCGGCAAGCCTCTTTTTATTAACCTTCATGAAAACAACCCATTATCAAATACAAGGCCCGACATGAAAACGCCAGAAAAAGGCATTTTCGGACACTTTCATGTCGGACCTTTACGGATGCAATATTAAAAAAAACAAAAAGTTATATTCGAGAAGTACCGACACGATTTTCCCTGAAAAATTTTCATAAATAGTGAAAAACCGCGAGGTCGCCGCCCCGTAACCGGTCGGATCGCCGGAAAGGACCCACGAAAATGATAATGATTATCATCTATATAAGGTTTATCACAACATGTGTGTACGCCATCAAACCACGAGAAATAATCAATTATGACGCAGGTATCGTATTAATTGATCTGCATCAAATTAACGTAAAAGCAACTTCAGATAATACAAATCAGCAACACTGAATATGGGGAAACATTATGTCATCAAAGAACAGAACCCGCAGAACAACAACCCGCAACATCCGATTTCCAAACCAGATGATTGAACAAATTAACATCGCTCTTGATCTGAAAGGTTCAGGAAACTTTTCAGCGTGGGTTATTGAAGCCTGCAGAAGAAGGCTGTCAACAGAGAGTTCGGGTATGAATTACATAATTAAGTAACATGGTGTTCACAGAACACGCAGTTACCGGACACATCAGTTTTCCATTCGCTCCCCGGCAGTACAGGCTTCCCCTCTGACGGGATAGCCTGAAAAAATAACACAGAAAATTATTTGTTATAATTAATATAACTTACTCAAAAAAAAGCGACGAGAAAATCAGCATCAACGAACAATAAGCGCCAATACGTGATAACAAATGGCAGCCATATTTATCTGCAGTATAAGCAATGGACAGGATAACCACACCAGAAACCGTCAGCATAAAATCCATTTGAACTTCCCCGGACAAAATCGACTCATCTAAAGATTTACAGCTCTTTTTATTATCAATATGTTAAAAGTAAAATAAACAGATGTTCAATAACACGAATACAAAAACGTGCTGAAATTCAATGAATCCATTTCTGTGTCATCAATTAATAGTGATAAACATCCGGTTTCTTCCACCATCGCACCGGACAGGCGACTATGAGGGGACAACGCCGCGCTCCGTTAACGCGGTAAACCCCGGTGTGTATCGTTTTTGATTATCCCCGCACACTCGCGCAGAGGAGTCTCCCTGTCGGGCTGCGGTCTCTGTTAATGCAGGAATACGGCGACGATACAGCGCATGATGTGTCAGGCTTGAATACCTTTATCCTTTAAAAGGGATATCAGTTAAGTTATCCCGTGTAGGGTATAAGCCATTGTCGAGACCACTCATTGAATGGCCTCTGCAATAACCGATGTCTTTCCATCAGTCCGCCACCACAAAGAATCTTTTTTGCCTTAAGGCAGGAGCTTCATCTTTCAGTGGCTGCCAGTGTTATTTCCCCACTTACTGGCTTGGGTTGTTTCGTGGTACTGCCGTAACTGGTTGCCAAGAATAAATTCCGGTTTCATTATCAAGCCCACCCGTAGATGGGCTTTGTAATGGATAGCCGTTGCTCAGTTCTCGTAATGCTTTGATTTTTCCGATAACGCAGTTTTGCGTTTGCCATCAGCACGCGATATCGAGAGTCAACTGCAGTTGCTCGCGCCAGTACTCAACATTTGCTTCAATAACCGGCTTATCCCATCGCCAGCGAGCCATCTCTCTTGCCCCATTGCTGGCTTTTGATTTCCGGTCATCGCGAATGCGACATGCTTGCTCATATTTCTGCTGCTCAGTCAGTTCACCGCGAAGCAGACTATCAATGTGCAGGTCGCACCACACAGCAAAACGAGCATCACACCAACGGGCAAATGCAACTGAAAGTTTTGGATGTAGCCACGTACCACCACCCCTGTCCTTTCGTGCCTTGCTGGTTTTTACATACCTCGATTGTGAGGGATGTAAAATTTGAGATTCTTTCCCGGTCAACGCTTCGTCTAAAGCACGAACGTATTCAAGCGTTTCTGCCAAACGCATCCAGTTATCAATGCGTTTTCCAAATCTCTCAGCAACACCTGTGACGTTGATCCAACCATCAGTGTTGAAACTGACAATTTCACCTTTGTAATTAAGTGGCACGATATTCATAACGTTTACCTACCATTTGAAATGAACCTTTGCCGCATAGGAAACCAGCCCACCGAGGCTCGCCAGCACTAACTGGTATCCTCAAAGGCCCATTCCAAAGGGGCAGGTTCGGTGTAAAAAACATGCGTTGCGGTACGCATTTATTGCAAAAAGCCCCGCATCGCGAGGCTCATTAAATTGACTTTGTGATTTGCAAAAAAATTATTTCAGGCATTGCGTCCTGATGTATTCCTGCAGGTAGTTAACCTGCGCGGTTATCTTGTCGATTCCACTTCGGAGACGGTAATAATTGAGTTCAGCATCTGCTGTAAGTCTTGGGCTTTCTCCATCGCCCATGCTGCTGGCTCCGGTCGTTGACTTTGCACAGGTGGCGGCGACTTGCAGGCGCTTACGACCAGCAGAAACATCAGCACGGAGACTTTCGATAGTCGCGTTAGCATCAGCAAGCTCCTTTGTGTATCTGGCGTCGAGTTCTGCTACATCACGTTGACGCTTCTGCATATCAGCGATGATGGATGTGGCTTTATCGCGCTGCTCTTTGTAGGTCATGGCGTTATCACGGTAATGATTCAGCCCCAGACTAAGCGCACCACAGGCCACCAGCAGGGCAATGATGACCACGCACAGTACGCGGTTCATTTCACCACCAGCGTATCTGACCGATGAAATAACCGGAGGCCATAATCACAAACACCAGCCAGATAAGAATGAACTTCCAGGTGGATAATTTTTCAGCCATCACTCGAATCTCCCGAATCAGTTTGCTAAAATCAAACACACTTTCTCCTTTGACTTTTCCGGAGTCAGGAAACACAAAACCCCGCTTGGTGCCAACAAACGGGGTTTTTACTTTTATTCACTTACGTTTCGCCAGTTCGCAGGATTTCATGTTATCCGCCCGCGTGGCCATGCCTTATTTTTCAGCAAAATATTCTGCTTATCTGTCGATTCCCCAGCACGCCAGCGCGCTCTCCTGGTCACGACGGGATACCTGACCATAACAGTTATTTGAGCGGATACGGCAGTCTCTGCCACCGTCCTTAATCCACCAGCGAATCGCCTCACACGCTCCCCTGCGATCACCTGCATTAATTCGTTTATAAAACGTCGACGGGAAACACTTACCGGGACCAATGTTGTACGGACAGAATGACGCGATCCCCGCTTTCTGGGGTTCGGTCAGCGGCACTCTGATGTTTTTCTCCACCCACGCCAGCGCTTTATCACGCTCAATGGCGTTAACCTGGTCGCATTTTTCCTTCGACAACTTCATGCCCGGAACGACAGGTTTGCCATCCACCAGGATGGCACCGCGGCAGATAGTCCAGATACCCGCACCATCACGGTATGCCGTGGTGTGGTTACCTTCCTTTTCATCCAGAAACTGGTCGAGAATGTCAGGCGCAGGCGCACCTGCGGCAATCAGCGCCAGAACGGCAGCCGACAGGCCGTATCTGATTTTTGCGTTCATGGATATTTATCAGGATTTATCGGTTTCTGCCCACGGACAGGTTTATCTGTTCCGGTCAGTGAATTAAGGTTGTGATTCCGGTGGAGTCTTCAGAGAACCAGTAATTCTTCCCGGTAGCTTTCCTTTGTAGGTTATCAACACATCCTGCGCCTCTAAAATTACGGGGCGCTTTTCCGGCAACGGACCATCCCCTTCACATAACCCGGCAGCAACATCCATGAAAAACTGCTTCGCCTGCTTTTTCGCCTCAGCTTCGTAAAACTCCAGCGTGGCACCTTCAGTACGGTCAAGACTAATCGCCACATCTGGCAACAACAGCGACGCTTGCCCGTCACCTTCCGGCTTCACAGTAACAGTAACCTTATCCCCGTAATTATTTATCCCCTTAACAACCAGTTCATATTTTTTATTCATCACTTTACTCTCCCCGCGCCGCCTTACGCCGGTCCTCTCTGATTTTGAAATACAGGTTAGTCAGATATGTCAGCAGCCCAAACAGCAGACTCCCCAGCACGCCTATTGCCGCCCACTGAGACGGGGAAACCCTGTCCAGCAACTGCAGGAACCAGTAGCCCGTTCCCACCGCTGACGTGGTGTATGACACACCTGTTGTGATTTTTTCCATCTGGTACATACCCCGTCTCCCGCAATCCGGAAGCTCACAACAACAAGTGGGGCATCAGCTCACACCGACACCCCCTGCGCATGGTTACATCATCATTTCGCCGTCAGGCTGAGGCTCTTCACTACCGTCAGGCTGAGACCCGACGCCATCTGAAACAGTACTGTCATCCGCAATGCCTTCCGGCTCCGGAACCGCTGGTACGCCCAGCAGCTCATCCAGAATGGCATCCACTTCTGCATCAAGACGCGCCTCAAGGTTCTGGCGGAGTTTCTGTTTCAGTGCGCTCAGGACTTCTTCAGAGCGCAGGACTTCCTTCACTGCCTCAGCAGTGACCAGGGATGTGATTTCTGACATGGGATTTTCTCGTTGAAAGGTGTTGTCAAGAAAGTGACTACGGAATGAGCGGATCTTCGGGTTTGCTTCCGGCTGACTGACTGGCGCTGATTCTCTCAGCGGCCCTTTTATCAATCTGCCTGCGCCAGAAATCGCGCACTGCCCTGTACCCACCCGAAAGAAGATACATAACACAGACTGCCGTACAGAAGTACAGCATCACCTGATGAATAAATGTCATAATTTCTTACCGTTATGGTTGACAATGAGAACTGTTTTCATTTAAAAAACCGATATACGAAAGCATCTTTTCTTTACATTCTCCATTGGGATTACCTCCGCCAGCTTCCATTCCTGCCGCTGGCGGCCTTTTTTTATCATGCCGCGGCATCCGCGTTGTTCACTTCCACCTTCACACTGTCAATCAGCAGCGTATATGTCGCCGCCTTTGATATGCCTGTCAGTTGCAGTTTGTCCGCCGCCCCTGATGCCGGAGATTTCACCAGTGTGAACGGCGTCCCCCGTTTCTCATCCAGTACCGGCGTCACCTGAATGCTGTTGTTTCCGGCAAACTCAAAAGCCAGTGTGTGCCATCCGTTATCAAAGACCCCGAACGTATCCAGCTTCGCATTCGGCTTCTTGTGGTGCATCGCGTTCAGGTTCGTCGCATCCGTCTGCAGGAAGAAGGACATCAGCATGTCGTTGCCTTCCTCTGCCAGCGTCACTCCCTCCGGCAGGGACGACAACTGCCAGTAAATGCCCAGGGCAAACTGATTCGGCACCAGTGAACCCGGCAACTTAAACCGTACGCTCACACGTCCTCCTTTCTTCAGCAACTCTGCCCCCTGCCCGGCTGCATCATGCTCCAGAAACCAGATGTGGTTTTCCGGTTTATTCAGTTGCAGGGCCTTACCTCCCGTAGCCCCCGCATCACTGACCACCGCTTCAGCAATGTTTTTGTTAACATTGTCTCCGCTCGCCGGTTTGTGATAATAGCGCCAGCCCTGTGATGCCAGGTCTTCGCCGGACGCCAGCAGACTCATCAGGGTTCGGTTACTGACCGGACCTTCCGGCTCTCTCTCCGTACCTTCACCGGAAGGTCCGGTGGGCTTCACCGTATCAGGCTGTTTTCCGGTAATGAATTCAGCGGTTCTCCCGGCATGCACAAGAATCGCCGTTGCCAGACGGTCGGAAATAATCCCACGACGTGCCCATGATCCAAAATGCGTTTTACGGTCAGCCGTCGTCCAGGTTTTGGCGTCCGTTCGACCACCGGCTCCGTAATACCCAATATCCGCAACATCCGGATCTTCTGACGGCTCGTTGGTACCCACATTTCGCCCGTTTTCATCCGTCATAAACGGCACAAAGAAGATTTTTTTTGCGGATTTCGTCTTGTATGCACCATACACCGCATCGTATTGCGAAGAATAAGTCTGCTTCCAGTAGTAGGTCGTGTCGCCACAAATCCAGGGAACCGATGACGGAGAGCCCCCGAGACACTGACCTCCGAATTCCGACAGGTCAGAACGATATTTTTCCACCATGGAATCAAACAGCCCCGGCTGAGTGGCGTATGCACCCTGTTTCAAATCAAACTCGCCCTGCATCCAGACCACTGCAAGCAGAATATTTTTAGGGTTGGCCTTCAGTGCGGCCTGAGTACGGGTAAGCAGGTCCTTGTACAGTGGCTTATCTACACCCCAGCGTGCCGAGGTCTCGCTTGCGCCGGTGGATTCGCTGAAGGTACCTTCATCGCCCGCCAAAAATGCAGAACCACCACGGCAGCACGGAACCAGAAGAATACCGGCATTCGCCGGAATAAACGGCAACAATTTCTTCGCGATATGTAATCCCTGCCCCACGCATCCATACTGAGCTGCGCTGGCTTTCGGGTGTGAAAACTTACTCAAATCCTGAACATCATGCAGGCAGTGGTCCGCAGGAATAATGTCATTGTAGTTACAGGACGCACCACCCGGCGTGACAGTGCTGCGACGCGCCAGCTGTTTAATACGCGGGTCCGGACGGTCATATGTCTCCGGCAGCGGAAGCCCTTCACCATACGCCATACCGTTTGACTGCCCGGCCAGGGCAACAACAAAGTAATACTCCGGGTTGCTGGTGTTGCTGATAACTGCGCCTTCTCCATCCGACGGCTTCACCACCACAGGTGTGGTGACATCACCTTCCGCCGCAATGGCCTGCATCAGGGTATAAGGCGTGATGGCCACCGGACTGCCAAATGGCTGCCACCCCTCCTTCAGTTTTTGTGTCAGTCGTTTCGCAAGGTCTGACGGCGATGCCGCCCTGACCACGTCATAGTGTTTAAATGCCATGAATCCTCCCGGCCGGGATAATATTGTGAGTAAAATAAGGAGCGGGCTGAAGTCCGGAAGTTACAGGACAATGGCAGAAGAGAGACGACAGCCCGCAATTCGAAAAAGACCGCGCAGTTGCGCAGCCTTATGAATTCTGGTTAAAATCCATTCGATTATAAAAATGTATATCTCATGCTGTTGCCCGAACCCACTCGGGCTTTTTTTGCCCACAAGAAAGCCCCTCCGGAGAGGGGCTAAAGCCGCGTATCTGTATCATCATGCACATGATGCCGGGTGCCTCCCGGTGAGTTCAGTATCAGCACCTGAACCCGCACAGAAAGGATAAGGGTCGGTGACAAAACACCAGTTGCTGATTGCCCCTCCGCACAGGGGGATTCACCATGCCAGTTTCTTTTAACAAACTCCCCGCAAAACAGACAACTGTCAACCGTCTGAATTGTGAGACATTTAAAAAAAAGCCCGCAAAAGCGAGCCGGGAAAAATAAGTCTGGCGCGTTGTACTGGATTCGAACCAGTGACCGATTGCTTAGAAGGCAATTGCTCTGTCCGGCTGAGCTAATAACGCAGGGTACAGATAATGGACCGCCATCGAGGACTCGAACCCCGCGCAACCAGCTTCGAAGGCTGGCGCTCTATCCTGATGAGCTAATGGCGGTATGTGATGGTGGCCCTTGCTGGATTTGAACCAGCGACCTGGCGATTATGAATCGCTCGCTCTCACCACTGAGCTAAAGGGCCGAGCCAAAAAATAATAATCAGATGAAAATCAATAATCAAGCCCTTGCCTGGATACATATCTGTCTGGCGGGAAGCCATAATAGCGGTGAAATACAGAAATAAAGTAGGACCTGCTTGAATAACCGCATTTTTCTGCTATAGCCTGTCCATGCCGGGAACATAACATATTTACAGCAACACGCATCCGCTCTTCCAGCAACAAGCGACTGAACATGCCCCCTTCATTTTTCAGTTTTGTCTTTAACAAACTCTCACTCATATGCAACTGTAGAGCAATCGCACCAAGCGTCCAGCTTGCTGATATATCTGTCTGAATTATCGCCCTGACTTTGGCACTTATGCTGGATAAACATCCACTTAAAAACAATGACATCCGTTCATCTGTTTCAAACAGAGACAGGCAGGCCATCATAAGAAACATATCCGTGGCCTCTCCGGAAAATCCCTGGCTGGTAATTAAAGCCGCAGCCAACGCAGGATTGTTGGGTTCCAGCAACAGGTAAAGCGGAATGTCAGTCAGACGAGTCCTCGTCAGCTTATGCTGACTTTCCAGATATTGACTTACGACGGATTCGCTTATATCGACAATTTTAACTTTGCCATAATGCATAAGGAAAAGCTCCCTGATGCATTTGGTGGCCAGAACAACTGAGCCTGGCTTAAGTGACAACGTATCCTTTTCAAGAAAAATATTAATTGGGGAGCAAACCATGATAACTGAACAGACAACAGCCATTATAATTTTACTTTCATTAGCAATTGGTTAGCTCAATTATAGCCCCAAAAGGTAAATTATCATCAACACATAAGCAAAGGACTGACAGGTGTCGCCCCCCCACCAGCCGCCCATTCACCACAAATAAAAAGCCTTCAGGACTGAAGGCGTCTGTAACAACCGCACTGATAGTCTGCCAGACCCGCCATAACAAGCTGGGTCAGTATTAACTGGCAGCGTTCGCGTGAAAGGTAAGTATTCTGCGCAATCTCCCCGACTGTCGCCGGTTCGGTAACGCTTAATTCATCAAACACAACTCTGGCGGTTTCTGTCATATCCTGCTGTTTCAGCATGTCTTTTTACCCTTTCCGGTTAACGTGACATACCAATAACTCTTGTCTAAAAAGCCAGCAAGATAAAAAGCCAGTATTCACGACCACCAGCGTGTTTACTGTACTGCACCAAGTTTACAGGTACAAAAAACCCGCTCAGTGGCGGGTTTAAGTTGTGTGGCGAAGTAACCACTCTTAACACACTAATAGCATTTTTGTTATAACACAAGTAGCTCATTCAGTATTTTTAGAATCTTGACTTTCTTAAGCACGGCGAACTCTGAATACCAAACATAAAATCAATTATCTTCCAGGCCGGATGCTATCAACGAAAGCCTCTCAAAAAACGCTGTAGCAGCCTTGTCCAAAGTTGAATAAGTACTGTATTCTCCGTGTTCGGGACCAACCACTACCCATGGTCGTCTTTTTGGGATTCGGGACTTCTCAGAAATCACTGTTCCAGATATACCAATATCAATTGTTACACCTGTTATTATTTTCTCTTCATCTCTTTCCCTGAACTCAATTGCCATAAATGCCGTTTTTTTTCGTTTCCCGTTTTTAAAAAAATCAAATAAAGCAAAGCGATGCTCATTAAAATCAACACCCCATCGTCCTTCAGGATAAAGGGCATGAAAGTTGTCATTTACGCTCTGCATCGTCTCATAAGCTTTAACTTCTAAATCTCCATAGTGCATAGATACCGCGCAGGAGTCACTGGGTAACTGTATTTTCCCAAGATTGAAAACCTTTACTGCTCCAGAACTATGGCATCTTGCCCGCAATTTATCCCCATTTATACTAATCGGAGAAATATTCCTTAATGTTCCGGGCTGGCTCCCTCCTAAGTAAACGACTGTTAAAGATTGCTTATTTTCAATTGCATCAACTAATACATGCTCTACATTTTTATCCATAATAACCTCCCAATGAACAGGTATCATCAGGAGGTTATAATAAAATATGATTATTTACTTTGATTGAATTTATTACTATATGTAACAATCAATTTCTAAAGATACCCCCAACATTGCCAGACAACCGTCAATAAACCCTTCAGCTTTCTGCAGTCTGATAACAACCTGATTAAGTGATATCCCCAGTTTTACCCCCAACACCCGTAATGTAACCCCATACACATAATACATTTCCAGTAATTCGTATTGATACGGTTCCTTTTTCTTAAGAACTGTCATCGCAGAGCTAATGATCAGGCCATCGTCATCGCTACATTGCGGGCGGGATTTTACTTTCGAAGGAATTAATCCCTTAAAACCTGCAGCAACAGATGACCATTCCACATCCTCGTGATTATTTGCCACCCATGCCCCCCAACGTTCAAGAACCATTTGAATATCACGCATCAACTTTCTCCACAAAATCAGGCCAGCACGCCTATTGCCAGCGCACGATCGATAAAACGAAATATCAGCTCCAGCTGGGAGCCATACTTCTCTTCAAATGCCACGGTATCCGCATGCAGCTCGTCGTGATGCTTTCTGCACAAAGGCAGCACGAAGAGGTCATGCGCTTTTGTACCCATTCCCCCCTGACCGTGGCCTATCAGGTGGTGGGGATCATCAGCAGGCTTTCCACAACATGCACACGGCTGCGTCTTAACCCAGCGCGTGTACTTTTCATTAACCCAGCGGCGACGTTTGGGGCGTAACATAAAAGACTCCGGCGACTCCGGATCCACTTTCAGCGCCAGCACCTTTTTCGCTTTATCCTGGATGATGCTGGTGGCAGGAACCGAAGGCACAAGGTCACTTTCCCGGGTGACAGACGGCACAACAGGCTTCGGTAATCTCAGTGCCTTACGGGCTGCACTTTCCGGTAAGGCATCCGCCAGGTCATTACGAATCAGCCACCAGCACAGTTCCGGCATTGTCACAACGTGACTGTCATCAAAACCGAGATCCCGACGCACAACAGACAACACCCAGCGGGCACAGTTATCCGTTGCCATTGATTCCAGCCGTTCCGTGAACTGATCGCGAAGCAGGTTATCGCAGTGCCAGCACAGACGGATTGCACCCGGAGCGTGTCGCATTGTGGTCATGTTCTCGCTGTGCCATCCGGAATGAGGCCACTGGCAGCCTTTTTCACGAAGTAACCAGCTTTCAAGACATTCCACGCCACCAGCACGACGGATCACTGCCTCATGGCGGAACACGGCCCGAACGGCAGGATCATCCGCCAGCGGTTGTGATGCCGCCGGAACGGCACCACTGGCGAAAGATGAATAACGCTCCGGCTCAGGCTCCAGCAGGACACGCCCCTGCATAAACAGGGGCATCAGCTCTGAACCTGGCCTGAACAATACGATCCCCATACGCGGGGCAATTTCAGGGGTCAGTAGTGCTCTCACAGTCACCTCAATGAACGGTATCGAGCAGCTTTAACAGCTCAGGAAATCGGGATTCGAAGAAATGCGGCTGCGTCTCGCGCGGATTTGCAGGACTGGTGATGTTCTTGCCGAACATGCAGCCTTTCGCGGTCAGCGACCAGAATTTTTTGATGTTGTTAATCGCGGTACGGCTGTATCGTTCGCGTTGTTCAACGATCCCCAGCTTCGCCATCTGGTGATATGCCTGATTAGCCGTCAGGCGGATACCATACTGCTTCAGCAGTGCACTCAGCGACAGCGTAGGGCGGCTTGAACCATCTGGCGCATCAGCAGGTGCATCAATGGCATAGATCGGCATAAGTTCAGGAAGACCAGCTACCTTTGATAATTTCTGGTATGCACCAAGTTTCGAGGAGTTTGACAGATTTAGAGTCTTTGCTGCTGATTCAAGCAGAATGACCCCGGATTTAATTTTGTCGGATGTGGTTTCTTCTGGTGATGAATTATGAAGCGCATCAAAAGTACGTATCACTTTTAAGCTGAATGCCGGGCTGATCCACATTGCATATGCATAGACCAGCTCTTTACAGACATACGTCCCACCATTGCGCCCCTGAATGGTGATGACAGGAATACTACGGGAATCTCCCGTAGTTTCTTCTTCCAATAATTCCACAAGAGCCTTCGTTTCAGGACGACGCATAAACTCGTGAACTTCCAGCGAACGGGAGGAGCGATTCTCACCAGCGGCAAGAAGAGCTGCTTTCTGAAGGTCGTTAAGACAGTAGTTAGATTCGAAGTACTGGCGCACAGAAACGCCATCAATTACAAGCAACTGATTCATTGGTTTCTCCACAAATTTTTATCCACGAGCGGGACTGCACTCCCTTTTCGTTGATGCAGGATGAACTTACTGCGATTTTTAATAGTTATCAAGGATACACTGTTCATAAATACAGTATCTTTAACGAGGTAATACCCAAATTTAGGGTGTTGCTCAATTCCGTTACCGAGTTGCTAATTTGCAACTCGCTTTTTCGTACTTACTGATAGTGATCTCGACCTTCCCCTCCGGGATAACCGGTCCCCACTCCACCAGCATTCTTTTCACCTGACTGTCGTCTTCCCACACACCCGCGTGGGTCAGGGCGTCAAACAGCGCCTTGTTATAGTTGTCCAGATCGCGGATCCGGTTATCCGGAGGAAACAACACGATCTCCACTGAAGCAGGTGCCGACGTTGGTTTCGGCAGACGACGTAACTGCTCAACTATTGCTGCACACGCCGCGCTCTGGAATTTTCGCCCCGCCGCGCTTATCAGGCTCTTACCAGCAAACGCCCCTTTGTTGGGGTGTCGCCAGTACGTGTTCACGCTGGGCGGAAAAGGCAGTATTAGCTTCATACTTTCAGGCCCCTCTCATGTAACCAGTGGGTTGCACGCAGCCTTGCGTTTTCCTCACCGGCAAGCAGTGCGCGGATAATCCCGACCGCCTCGCTGTCGTCGTCCTTCATCGCAGTATGAAGCGTTATCCCCCGGGCCACGCCACGCTTTATCGTGATGACGCCTTTTTTCTCCAGTGCGCGAAGATGCTCCACCGCTGCATTCACCGAACGGTATCCCAGCATGGTTGCCACCTCCTGATTGGTTGGCGGGAAGCCACGTTCTTTCTGATAAGAAATCAGCATATCCAGCACCTGCTGCTGGCATTGAGTTAACGTCGTCATGCCGCCATCTCCCTGACCAGTTTTTCCGCCTGCTGGCGAACCTGCGCCAGAAACGCCTCACCACATGCCTCAAGTTCATCGCGCCCTATGTAGCTGATTGCCGGTCCCTTCCAGGTCTTGTCGAAAACAGCAATAGCACCAGCGAAGAAAGCACCTGTTGGCACCTGCTTTTCGTCTTTCGGGATAAACCAGGCAGGCAGTTCAAAACCAATACGCCCGCGAATAAAAGCAATATGATCTGCATCTTCCGGCCACCACACTTCGCTGGTGGCAGCTTTGATCAGGAAAACATAGCGCCCGCCTTTATCACGCATGGCACTGGCATGTTTCATGATGTAACGCATGCCGGTGATGTATTGCCCCTCATGCTGACTGGCGCGGCTGTACGGGGGATTACCAAAGGCAGCACCTTTAAGCTCCGCAAGACGTTCAGACCAGTCATGCGCCAGCGCGTTGTCTTCCGCAGTGTAATAAGCGGCACATTTGGCGTTATCACCATCAGTGAACAGATCCAGAACAAACGGGCCAAACAGGGTGTTAATTCCCCAGAAAATGTTGTCCGGCGTGCGCCACTGATCGCCCACTTCCTTCAGTTCATGGGCTGGTTTGTTCCGCAGCTCCACCAGCGCCTGGCAATATTTATTACTCATTAAGCCCCCACGTAATTCCCTGACAGATACCACTCTTCACCCGATGCAGCGCGCTTGCTGCTTTTCCGTAAGCACCGCTCACGATGCGCCAGAAAATTGTTTCGTTCTGGCTGGGAGTGGCTTTCACGGAATGCCTCCATCCACACCGTTGCAGCTCGACGGAATAAGCCCCTAGACTCCAGTTCTTCCGCCTGGCGAGTCAGGCACAAAATCACCTGCGGGTCGTTAGTGCCGACACAGAAATTGCGCACAGGTCTGGTTTCACGAACTGGTTGTGGTTCCGGCTCCTGCGCTCTCTCAGTCAGGCGCGGGAAATGTCTGCGTGTATCTCCTTCACAACGGTGAGCCACACGCCCACTCTGACGTAACTTGCTTGCTGACTGCAGAACGCGCTGCCGTGAGTAACCTGCAAAAGCATCCGCAATGTCTCCGGAAGTACACCCCGGATGGGCTTCAATGAATTTCTGAACTTCATTCAAAAGACTCATGATTACCCCCTGAATCCTGCCGGGATCTGGCTGTAGTCCACGTTGTCGTAACTGGCTTTGAAGTACGGGTCCTCGCGTCTGGCTGCAGATACCGCAGGAACTTCCCAGGATTCTTCGAAATGACGATCCGGACCAAAGAACGTGACAGCCTGTTTCACAAATTGTGTGCCGCTGTTACCCATCGCAGATACCCAGCCCGCGTAGCGTTTCACACCTTCCAGCATGGTTTCGGGTTTTACCCCCTCATTCAAACGGGCTTTCCAGGCTTTGAAGGCTGCAGATTTTGAATTGCCACCAGCACGTTTGGGGTATGCCAGCCATGCCTGCTCAAACTCCGGAGAGTATTCCGGTCGGTTTGAACGAACTCGCACAGACTCATCAGCAGATGCACCAACAGCTATTGGTTCATTGACTGGTTCTTTGACTGGTTCAAAAGAGTGACTGGTTCTGGGTGAATCTCCTGCACCACCCCCTGGTGCAACTCCTGCACTACCTGGTGAATTTGCTGCACCAGATAGTGAATTATTTGCACTACCCCCTAGTGAATCTCCTGCACCATCAAGATGAAGGAGATAGATATTACTTGAGTTACCTTTTTCACCTTTCCGGGTGACTTTTTTTACCAGCCCGGACTCACAAAGGGCCGCAATATGATTCATCACAGAACGTTTGCTAATCTCGCACTGGTCAGCAATATGCTGGTAGCTGGGCCAGCACTCACCCTGATCGCTGGCATTATCAGCCAGCTTGATCAGAACCAGTTTTCGCAATGGATTACCCACTCGAATTTTCATCGCTTTAACCATCAGCTCCATACTCATGCTGCACCTCCGAGATGCTTCATGTTTTTTCCGGAGCAAAAGGCTATAAGCGGCATACTGATGCGGTAATTACGGCCCAGCGGTTCACAAATCACCTTCTGACATTCACGGTCAACCAGGCTAACACGTAGAACATGCCCTGCAGGCGTGGTGTACCACTGACCCGGACGAGGACAACGGAAAGTATGATTGGTAAACCGTTTGAAAATATTCCGGATCATTTACGCCCCCTTACCTCTGAAGGATTCAGCGACAAATTTATGAGGCAGGCCAGCGCCGAAGCATCATTAATAT